TTTGCCAGTAGCAGTTGACATCCTTATTGAAATTGATATGCGATTTAAAACTTTCGTTAGTGAAAGGAAAGAACATGCCGAAAGAAATTCCAATAAAAATAACGATTGATAATAAGAAAGCAAAGAAGAAGGCCGACGAGCTTAAAAAGAAAGTAAAGGAAGTCGGCACCGAGGGAAAGAAAGCTGGAGACAAAGTAGGCAAAGGATTTGTCGGTGGATTCAGAGCAGCAAAGAAATCAATTTTGTCGGCGAAGAATGCGATGATGGGGTTTGTGGCTATTGCTACTACTGGAGCATTCGTGACCATGGCTGTGGAGTCATTGAAAGCAGCGGATCATATTGCTAAAACTGCAAATAAGATTGGCTTGACTACTGATGCACTGCAAGAGTATCAATATGCTGCGAGTCAATCTGGAATCAATATGCGAACTTTCAATATGTCTTTCCAGAGATTTGGTAGACGTATTGCAGAGGTAGCAGTTGGCACTGGCGAGTTACTCAAGACAACTCAGATGTATAACTTTGAAGTAAAAAATCAGCATGGTGGAATAAAAGATATCAATTCTTTATTCTCCGAGTATGGCGAATTGATTAGAACCGCTGCTACAGACCAGGAAGCTTTGAGACTTGCTTTTAAAGCATTTGACTCAGAGGGTGCAGTCATGGTCAATTTGTTTCGCGGTGGTACAAAAACGCTCGAAGAGTATCAAAAACAAGCACGAGAACTTGGACTTGTCTTGAGTAGTGAAGTTATAGCTAAGTCAACTGAAGTAACTGATAAGCTAGACATTTTGAAAAAACAACTCGGGAAAACTTTTACTGAAGCCATTGTAGATAATGCAGCATCGATTGCGAGTTCGTTTTCAGTCATTGCTAAAGGTGCCGGTATTATTGCAAAGATAGCAGGGTTAACGAGTTTGATCACTACAAACACCGAGGCAACTCGGCTGCAAGCAGAGGGTTTGCTTGACATTTCAGAGTTTGAGAGAAAGAGTGTATTTGAAAAACAAAAAATACTTGAACGTATTCTCGAGATAGAAAATGATACCGCTGCTGCAAGACAAAGGGGACCGACATCGAGGCCTCGCCTTGGAAAGAATCGAGAAGCAATAACTGGAGGAGCACCGCCTGAAAGTGAGCAGCAGAGATTAAAACGTGAAGCAATAGAAAAAGAGAACTTGCGATTAGAGACAATATTGGCAGAGGAACAGTATACCCAACGAATGCTTGAGTTGAGTGAAGAATTAGATTTTCAAGTAAATAAAGAATCAAGAAATCGCAAGGCGGGGAGTGAAGCAATTATACAAATGATCAAGAATGAGACTGCTGCTGAAGACTATGCAATGCAGCAATGGAGTGAAGGTTGGGATGGAGTGTTTGATGATTGGGGAGATTCGATTGAAGTAGCTGAAAATAAATTTGCTGGATTGGCAGATCATATTAAAAATTACTCTCATACGATGTCTTCTGCTTTTGCCGATTTTGCTATGGGAGCGAAAGTAAGTATCAGCGATATGGTCAATTCAATGATTAAAGACTTTATCCGTCTCGCTGCTCAGCAAATGATCTTTGGCCCGATGATGGGTGCTTTGGGAGGCATGATTGGTGGTGGACCAGCAATAGTAAATCATACCGGGAGTGATAGTATAGGTATGACCCGTAAGATACCGAAATTACATGCTGGACTACGAGGTAACGAATACCCTGCTATACTGGAGAAGGGTGAGGGAGTGAGCACTAAGGAGCAAAACCGGGCAGGACAAGCGATGACAATTAACATGACGGTAGTGAAGGGAGCGCAAGAAAAAACAACCATGAGTGAACAGCAAGGAGGGAGTGGCCTTGAAAAACAATTGACTTTGATTATTGGAAAAGATATAGCGCAAGGTGGTGCGGTTGCAGGAGCAATAGAAGGGACTTACGGTGTACAGAGACGAGGGAGAAGAGTATAACTATTAACTATAAGGAAGGAGTACTATCATGAATCAAGCAGCATTGAACAAAATGATTGGCGACCGTTGGAACCTTAGCATTTCGGGTTTCAGTCAAATAAACATTAACAAATTATTCCAGAAAACTCATAACCACTTTACTGATCACCGGCATGAGGAGCACATTGACTTCACTTCATCCGCACTTATGGCTGATGATGTCTCCAACTCGTTTCAAAGTACTTCCATCAACTTTCATGCTCTCGGTTGCCGGGTGGGGAGTCAAATTACTGTTTCCGGTTTTACTGAAACGGAGAACAATGGAGACTTCATTGTGCAACGTTTCTTTGGTGGTCAGATCATGGTGGTTGATGGAACCTTGGTTGACGAAGATGCTGGAGATGCTGTGACTATGGTTATCACTACTGGCACATTCCCTCGGCAGTCATTGGTCAACTCTGAGTTCTTGCGAGCGAATAATCTCCCCGCTTCCATGGCTCCCTAAGAAGCGGTAGTAAAGTCAAACAGTGGTGGAGGTATAATGCTTCCACCACTTTCTTAATTTGAAAGGAGGAGTAATGGCTATATGGCATCCTGATTTACCGCAAAGGTTTGAACAAGATTCATTCCAATTGACTTATGGGAAAAATACTGTTCGTAGTGAGATGAGTCATGGACCACCGAAGTCAAGGCGCAAGTGTACTTCTGCGCCACAAATAATAAATGGCTCTATGACATTGACTACGAGTCAATTTGTTATTTTTAATACATGGTACAAAACAACTCTTTTTGATGGAAATGAGCCATTTGATTGGCTCCACCCAATCACTGAAGGTATTGAGGTATTCAAGTACCTTACTGAACCAATGATTACTTCTGCTGGAGGAACCAACTGGAATCTTGATCAAGAACTGGAGATATTGGTATGACTTCTAATAATTATGATCAAGCAGCATTTGCTCATGAAACGAGTGAAGTATTATTGACTATACTGGAACTCGACTGCGTTGATTTGGCAAGTCCTATTAGGGCTGTTAATAATAGAGAAGATATTATTCATTTAGGGAATACCTATTTAGGAGGTCTCCCCTTTTTTGTTAAGAAGCCACCTAATGTTCCAAACGAAATGCCGCGAGCAGAGTTATCTATTTGTAATGTTGATAGAGTGATAGTCGATGCAATCAGAAGCATTGCTACTCCTCTAACAGTTACCATCACTCAAATCCTTGCATCAAGTTTAGATACAATTGAAGATGGGCCTTATACTTTAATTTTGAGAGATGTGAACTATAACTATGGTATCGTTGCTGGATCACTTGAAGTAGACGATATTTTAAATGAACCTTATCCGGCAGATAATTATGACCCGATAGTTACTCCAGGGCTATTTTAAAATGAATGAGTATATACCAGCATGGGTAAATGCCTATATAGGCTTGCCATTTATCGAATATAACTGTTATAACTTAACACGCATGGTTTATGCCGATCAGTTAAATATCGACTTGCCAGACTTAGATGAGGAGTACTCAAATTCATTTGATGTGAAAAGTATTGCAAGGCTTTACATGAGGGAGATGGAAGCTAACTGGGAAAAGATTGAAGTGCCTGTTTTTGGATGCATGGCGGTGTTCAGAGTGAGAGGGGTTCTATGGCATTGCGGAATTATAGTGAACAATAGATTTATGCTCCATACTCAAAATAAAAATATTAATAGCTGTCTTGAGTTGTTTGATAATATTAATTGGAAAGTCAAAACAGTGGGGTTCTATAGCTATGTTGGATAAATACGATAAAGAAAAACAATTGGTGCCGCTTCCTTTTGGTGAGCTCGATGAAGTGAAGTATACTAAACAGCAATCACTCACTGAAATGATCAAAGAAGTAAACCTTGATATACTACTCTCCCCTGAAGTAAACAGTGGGCGAGTTTTTGTTGATGGAGTACCAATCCTTAGACAATATTGGGATAGTACTATACCAGAACAAGGGAGTGTTGTTCATATTGGAGTGGTTCCAGAAGGTGGTGATAGTACTGGCGCAAAAGTAATCAGGGCAATTGCAATGATTATAGTTATGGTCATTGCATGGTGGGCTGGCCCATATCTTGGAGCAGCGATGTTTGGCGCTAATACTGCCGCCGCAGGTTTTGCTGGAGGAGTCATTACTGCCGGAATAGGCGTTGCTGGAATGCTCGCAGTAAATGCTTTGATACCAATGCCCGGAGTTGATGATAAGAGGAAGGAAAGTATATCTGACGAGAGGTCTTCTCTTGGAGTCAATAATGCTGCTCGGCCACATGAAACGATCCAAAGATTATTTGGAACCCACAAAATATATCCTCCTTTTGCTATTACTCCTTTTACCGAAATGGCTGGGAGTAAAGTATATGGACATTATGTTTTTTGTGTTGGAGCTGGTCTTTATGAATTAAGTGATATGAAGATTGGTGAAACTGCTATTACTAATTTTAGTGAGTATACATTGCAGACAGGTTATAAAGATGATATCGATATTTTTGAACGAGGAGATATTTCTGAAAAGAACCTTGCAGTAGCTTTAACGAAAGTAGATGGGCCTTTCACTGAGACAACTGAACCAGAGACTACTGGAATATCTATTGACATGAGTTGCGGTGGCTTGTATGGAATTGAGGACGATGATGGAAAAGTTAGATATATCAGTGTAGAATATCAAATTGAATATCGGCCAACATCAGGTGGCTCCTGGGTTCCAATGACTACTAGTCATCCATATGTATATGGTGGAAAAAAGCAAACGCGATTTGTTCTTAATTTTAGAGTAGCTGGTTTGGCTCCCGATAGTTATGATGTCCGTATAACAAGGAATAGCAACGATGATAACCCGACGCCAACTTCTGGATGGATTTATCTTGCGAGTCAATTTGTATGGACAAAACTCCGTTCTATTAAAAATAGTTCTCCATGGACACTTGATAATGTAACACTAGTCGCACTTTCGATAAGACTTGACGGCCAAATAAATGCTGGAATAGATACTTTTAATTTAATGGCAAAATCAAAGCTTGCTATATGGAACGGTGTAAGTTGGGACTCTCCAGCTATCACTCGTAACCCTGCTTGGATGTATATTGAAGTACTAAAAGGGTTTTCCAATAGACGAGCAGTTGCAGATAATGAAATTGATCTGGTTGGAATCAAATCATGGGCTGATGAATGTGATACCGAGAACTTTTACTTTGATGGAATACTTGAAAATAGAAATTTGGTTTTCCAGACATTAAATTCAATTGCTTCAGTTGGCCGAGCTACTTCCGGTAGAACTACCGATGGGAAGTATACTGTGGTTAGAGACATTGATCAAACAACCAGAACTCAATTGATCACTCCGAGTAATAGTTGGAACTTTAGCGGAAGGAAAGCATTTCAAGATGTGCCTCATGCTTTTAAATGTCAATTTAAAAATTCAGAAGCAAATTTTATAGACGACGCAATGGTAGTATATCGACCAGGATACGATGATGGTAATGCAACTATCTTTGAAACCGTTGACTTTCCATATATCACTACCTCAGATCATGTTTGGAAATTAGCTCAATACCATATGGCGCAAGCATTGCTCAGGCCAGAAGTATTCAATGTCTCAATGGACTTTGAACATATCGCTAATGGAACTACTCGTGGAAGTCTCGTTGGTTTATCTTATGATACAATACTCGTTGGTTTGGGTTCGGCATTAGTGAAGTCTGTTTCACTCAATGGGAGTAGTGAGTGTACTGGTTTGACTATGAATAATAGTTTGACTATGCAAGCTGCAAAAACATACGGTATGAACATTAGGAGAAGTATTGATGGAAGACAAATTGCTGGAGCGATAGTACTAGACATTGGTGAGCAAACTGAAATTACTTTCAGTCCAGTAATCCCTGCTGCCGATGTTCCAGCAATTGGTGATCTTGTTAACTACGGCGAGTCAGGCTTAATTGATTTAGATTGTCTCGTTCAAGCAATCAATCCAATCAATGACTCGGATGCGGTATTTACATTAGTTGAAGATGCTCCTGGTGTTAGAACTGCTGGAG